GTGTCGGTGATATAGATGCCCGGCGCGAAACAAATGTCCTTTCTCATTTGAGTAATTTCACATTCATAGATTATGATAATGATATATTAACTAATGCTTATATTATAAAGAATTTAAAAAAACCTTTTATTACAAATTTGACGGGTGTTTCTATTCTTGCTGATTTATTAAATGTTGAATCGTATGTTGTATGGAAAGCAGAAGATTGGAAGCCAGAATTCAGAAAGGGTGACAATATTGATTGGGATAATGGAAAAGATATCAATACAATTTTTGAGAAGCATTTCTATCTTAATCGTAAAACTAAATTGATTCATGCTAATGAGTTGAACACTTTATTATGAAAACTATTAAATACAACAATAAATATTATCCACATTTTCAAGCAGAAGGTAATGCTTCTCAATTTGCTATTCCTTTTGCCAAGCACATGTGTACCGGCATTGGATATGATATAGGATGCAACAGACTTGATTGGGCATTTCCTGGTGCTATACCTATCGACTTAACTTTTAATAATGGATACGATGCATATAATTTGCCCGATAAATTGGTAAATTACATATATTCGAGTCATTGTTTAGAGCATCTTCCTAATTGGATTGAAGCACTGGATTATTGGACATCTAAATTACAACCAGGTGGTATATTATTTCTATATCTTCCTCATTATAGTCAAGAATATTGGAGACCTTGGAATAATAGGAAACATCTACATGCATTAAGTACTGAATTGATCCGCGAATATATGATTAATTCATGTTATTGTAATATTTTTCATTCGGATAGAGATATGAATGATTCCTTCATGATTGTGGGTGAATTAAAGAAATGATATACAATATTAAAGTAGGTGCCTTTGGTGGTCAATTAAGAGCAGGTGATTTAATTGGTGTGGCTAATGTGGTTGAACATATGAGAAAGACCGATATTACTACACAGTTCTATTTGGAATCAGATGCAGTAAAACAATCAGATTATTGCCAGATATTTTATAATTTTTTATTAAAAAATACAGATTACTTTTCTCCTACTCCAGGTGATTGTGATTTACCTTCTCGTAGAATTAATCTTTTTGATTTCCGTGATATATCGGGTGATTTAGTTAAGATACATAATACAAAAGAAAAGAAAAAGAAGATTGTGGTATTTCCATTATTTGATGCTCCTTATAACACATATAGGAATTGGCCAAGCCATGTGTTCATAAGTATATTAGATAGTTTCAATAAGGATGAATATAAAGACTACGAAAAAATTATATGTTCCAATAAACCTTTTGATATACCAGATTGGAAATCAAGTACAGATTTTCTAGATAATATTCATCATATAATGGAAACTGAAGTATTTGTTGGAGGAGACACTTGGTCATCTCATTTTGCAGGATCGCTTGACAATGGCCCTAAAAACCTGTTATACTACTACTCTAGTAGATCATTGATACATGCTCTGCCGTTCCATTATTTAAATGGTAAAGGTAATCTGAAAACATATTGGTTGGATTTTGAAGGAACTACTTGGTAAGGATAAAATTATGACGAAAAAAGTATTGATTACCGGAGGTGCTGGCTTTATTGCCCATCATGTTATTGATTTGTTCATGAAAACAACAGATTGGGAAATAATTAGTTTGGATAGATTAGATTATTCTGGTAATCTTAATCGATTATCTGAAGTTATGGAACAATATAATCCAACAGAACGAAAACGATTGAAAATTGTTTATCATGATCTAAAGGCAGAATTAAATCCATTAACAATGAACTTTATTGGTAAGCCCGATACGATTCTACATTTGGCAGCATCATCACATGTTGATCGTTCGATTAGTGAACCCCTAGGATTCATTTATGATAATATTATTGGTACAGCAAATCTTTTAGAATATGCTCGTAAATTAGATTGTCTGGATAGAATTCTTTATTTCGGTACGGATGAAATATTTGGTGTTGCTCCTCCCGGAGTTGCATATAAAGAAAGAGATCGGTACAATTCTACTAATCCTTATTCAGCATCAAAAGCATCCGCCGAAGAATTATGCGTTGGTTATGAAAATACATATAAATTACCGATGTACATAACACACACGATGAATGTATTTGGTGAAAGACAGACGATTGAAAAATTTATTCCAGCAAGTATTCGGAAGATTTATAATGATGAGAAGATTATCATCCATTCAAATCCAGCAAAAACGCAAGCGGGAAGTAGATTCTATGTTCATGCATCTGATGTTGCTGATGCATTATACTTCCTTTTAACTACACCCATTGTAAATGAGCCGGATTATGGCAATGCCAAGTGTCCTAAATTCAATATTGTGGGTAAGGAAGAAATTGATAATCTTACTTTGGCTAAAATGATTGCATCAGCACAAAATAAGGAATTAGATTATGAAATGGTTGATTTTCATTCATCCAGGCCTGGCCATGATTTACGTTATGCTCTTGATGGTAATTATATGCGTTCATTGGGATGGGAACCTAAGGTTTCATTAGAAGAAAGAATAAATCAAGTTGTTGATTGGTCGCTTAAAAATAAACGCTGGCTGGAAATGTGAAAACTCTAGGGATATATCATTGGAACTATAATAACAAAGCCGCACTAGATGCTTCTATATCATCATTTAGAAAGTATCATCCTCATGCACCATATTTTTTAGCGTGTGATGGTGGCGGGCAGGATCAATATGAAGTATGTAAGAAACATAATGTGGAATATTATCATTCACAGATGAATATAGGTTATCCTTCGCAACATTGGGGGCACAATAGGAGTAATGTAAAAGAGTTCTTCAGGAGAATGTTTCTAGCCGCAATTACATTAAATACTTCTCATTTTGTTGTTTCCGAAGATGATGTGATATGTCTTAATGAAATTCAGTTTAATGAGAATTGGGAAATTGCTGCATATGATACTCGATATATTAATGGTGTATTGGCACAAAACGGACATAATGATTTTAGTTATTTTACAGACGATGTTCAAAGTGTTATAATTGAAGTTTCTGGAGTAAAACCCAATCATCCTTATTATGGTGCTGGTGCCGGTGTTATTATTAAAACATCAACATTCATAGAAAACTTTTATAAAGTAATGTTGTTCTTGGACAAGTATTTTGATGAACTCCATGCAAAACACCCTCAGATGGGTTGGAATGATTACTTTATTCAATTATTTTATTTCGTAGCAGGAAAACCATATACAGTCAATCCTAGATTATATAATATTTTTCCAGAGAATCCTAATGCAGATTTAAATGAATTAAAAAAGAATTATGATATGATACATAATTTTAAAAATTATTATGAAGGTATATAAATGAAAATTAGATTATATAATCATATGTTCTTGAATGATGATGCTTCCTGGATATTCATGTTCTTGGATCAAATGAAACAACTTGAAGATTTTGGATTGCTTGATGCAACAGAAATTGTTTCTATAACCGTTTTAGGAAATGATAAACAGTTTAAATTATATGATGAGATTTCTTCCTTATATCCAAAAATAGAAACATATAAGATACCATATGGGATTACTAGTGAGGAATTAAAACTCTTTACTCATTATAAAGGTAATATTAGTTATACGGGAAAAGAAGGACAAAAAGATTTTGTGTTTGAAGTTCCTACAATGAAAAGATTTTGGGATGATTCACATACCCAAGATTTTTATGGTTTATATTACCACGCAAAGGGAGCAACAGCCTTTCCTAATTGGTTTAAAAACGGAGATAATATACCAAAATTTAAAAATTACTTCTATTGGAAAAAATTCTTGGAGTGGGNTTGCATTGAGAGATGGAAAGATTGTGTAAATGCTTTAGATGCAGGAAATGAAGTAGCGGGATGCAATTATAATAATCATCCTGTTCCACATTATTCCGGCAATTTCTTTTGGTTTCGTAGTGATTATATGAAAACACTTGATGATCCTTCGGACTCAGAATGGTGGAGAACATCTAAGCCTCCTTATTGGTTGGATAGAATGTTGCCTGAATTCTGGCCTCTACATGAAGCAAAAAATATTTTTAATTTACATAGTCCTCCTGATAGATTATGTTCTCCTAATCCAGGACTTTATGCTGAAACATATGAAAGAAAAATATATGAAAAATCTTAAACAAATATTCGATAATGTAGAATTAAGTTCCGATAAATGGGAACCATATTTTAATGTATACGAAACATACTTTTCTAAATTTATCAATAGTTCTCCCGTTTTTGTTGAAGTAGGTGTTCAAAAGGGTGGATCATTATTGATGTGGGAGAAATATTTTGGTGGATCATCAACTATTATTGGAATTGATATTGATCCTTCCGTATTAGATCACCAAAAACAATATGGCAAAAACACAAAAGTTTTATTGGGTGATCAAGGTTCTCCAGAATTTTGGGATGAATTTTTAGAAAAATATCCAAAAATTGATTTATTCGTTGATGACGGATCACATTCTATGCACGACCAAAAAATAACATTAGAGAAAGTTTTTCCGCACATTTCTGTTGGTGGAGTCTATATATGTGAAGATACTCATTCTAGTTATTTTACAGATAGCGGTACAGGATGTGGAATACAAAATAAAGATAATTTTATTGAATATTGTAAGGATTTAATTGATATATTACATTTAAATTGGTCGGGTTATGGTAGAGGAGATATTAATCCAAATAAAATTGAAATGTATGAAACATTGACCTCTATTCATTTCTATGATAGTATGGTTGTTTTATTGAAAGATGAAAAAAAGGAGTATAAACGTGTTTTCCCAACCAATCCAAAAAATTGATAATTGTTTAGCATGCGGTTCAGATAATTTAATGCCTGTTCTTGATTTAAATACACAACCACTGGCTAATTCATATAAGAAAGGCAAGTATGCCGCCGAAGAATCTTATCCTTTGGCAATTAATGTGTGTAAAAATTGCCATCATGTTCAATTGACGCATATGGTTGATCCTGATTTGATGTATAAAGATTATCTTTATGTTTCCGGTACAACAAAAACATATTTGGATTATATGGACTGGTTTGGTCCATTCTGTCGTGAAAAACATGGCGATCCAAAATCAGTATTGGATATTGGGTGTAATGATGGTAGTCAACTCAATGTTTTTAAGTCCATGGGATTAGATACATATGGCGTTGATCCTGCTGTGAATCTTTATCCATTATCTTCGGAGAATCATAATGTCTGTTGTGGTTATTTTGATGATAATTATAAACAAAAAGTGGATCTGATTATATCCCAGAATTCATTTGCACATAATCAGAATCCATTGGAATTTCTATTGAACAGTAAGAATAACTTAAATCCCAACGGATTGATTTTTATTCAAACATCTCAGTCTAATATGATCACACACAATGAATTTGATACCATTTACCATGAACATATTTCATTTTATAACATTAAATCAATGAAAATGTTATGTAACCGCGCTGGACTAAATTTGATTGATGTGGTTAAGACGCCAATTCATGGTATAAGTTATGTGTTCATTATATCAGCAGATCGTGAAGCACCATATACTATTGATAATCTAATTGCTATGGAAACTGTATCTGGACTGTATAATGATGTAACATATCAAGAATATTCCGAAACTTGTCTCAAATCGGTGGAAAAGAGCAAAAATTACATTGATTCTATGAAAAAGAATGGTGCCATAATTGTCGGTTACGGTGCTCCTGCTAAAGGAAACACATTTCTCAATTTCTCAAAGATTCGGATGGACTTTATTGTTGATGATAATAAACTGAAGCAAGGCATGTTCACTCCAGGATCATCTATTCCTATTGTAAGCTCCGATGATATAAAGAACCTCAATCCTGATGTTTTTGTTGTTTTTGTACCTTTAGCCTGGAACTTCTTTAAAGAAATTAAACAAAGAATCAAGGCAATCAGAAACAATCCCAACGATGTGTTTTTAAACCTAAACGATATTTGAAAGATTTTGTTGTATAAATAGATTTACAACCATAGTGTGTTGGAACTCTGTAAGGGCATCAATGAAATCGTTTTTATATTTTCTGAAAGAAGAAACCGAGGAAACTGACGGTAAACTTAAGCATATTCATCATGCTGAGGATCGTCCTTTAATCCATGGTGCTAAGGGTTTTGTACACACACATAATGCTTTAATGCAAGCACACAATCATATTAAGTCTGGTGGAAACAGTTCCGCATTGACTATGAAATATGACGGTTCTCCGGCAGTTGTATTTGGTCATCATCCAGAAACAGGTAAATTCTTTGTTGCATCTAAGTCTGCTTTTAATAAGAATCCTAAGTTAAACTATACACATA